TTAAAAAAGGATTGGGTATTTCATTAACCGATCTTCAAAAGAATTTGGGCAATGAGTTTGTTAATGATCATTTTCTTAACACAAAAGTTAATCAATATGCAGCATCTCACTATGCCGACGATGCTCTACAGACAGCAGTTAAAGCTGGAACTGTAGATAAAAATACGCCAGAAGCTCTTAAATTGTTTAAACAATATGAGACTGAAGCGCTTAGCGACCCAGCAGGTATTTTAGCACCAGCTCGTGATTCTTTAATTCGCCAACCAGACGTGCTTGCAAATTACTTTAGAAAAGATTTTGGCAATCAGCTTGGTTCAAACGTTCGTAAAGGCATAACTGACAGTTACGATATTGCAGATAAAAACAAACAACGTTTTTATGATGCAATGAACAATTTAAAATCAGCACATCCTGATGTTGCCGTTATGCTTCAAGATGAACATCGTAACTTATTTCATGGTTCTCGCACACAGGCAAATGTAGAAGATCTGCTAACACACGCTTTAACAGAAGACTGGGGCAAGCGTCAAACCCCATTTAATGATCTTGTTAAAAGCAAAGTTGAGGCAACCTCTTTAGGTGAAGGATTAACTCCTAGCGTTTATCAAGGCAAGGCTATGCCACCTTTGTATCACACTAACTCAAGGGTTAGTGAGTATATGCCAGATCCTGCAACACTTGAGTCTACAACTCGTTATGGCAAGGGTATTCGCGCAACTTCTGACCCTGCTTTTGCTGGTCGTACACACACAAACGTTTACACACTTCGTTACAATCCAGTTCAAAATGAAGAGCCATCTTTCCTTGATTTGACCAAGCGAGGATCTGCTCAATCCGTTGCAGCAAAACTATCTCAAGTTCAACAAGATCAAATTGCTCGCAATGAAATGGGCTTAATGGTTCCAGGCAAGGGCAAGAATACCCTTGTAGGTGTTGATAAAACTGCGTACACCAAAGAATATAAAACATTTGCCAAAATGCTTAAAAACGATAGGGACTATAGCGGCGGAGATTTGCTAGATGCTTACCGTTCAGCACTTGCTGCAGGTGGCAAATTAAATAAAAATGAAATTGATAGCCGTATCTCAGATGTAACTAATTCTGTTATGTCAGATAATGGTCATACTGGATTTAAATACATCGATAAAACTGGCAGGCCAATGTATGTTGTCAATAGTGATCGTGCTCTTGCCAACATGACACAACTTGATCCAAGTTTTACAAAAGATAGCCTTATTCCAAACTACCTTACTCAGAACAATACAGTGCCACGTGGCACTCTTGGCATTGCCCGTAAAGATACTTTTATTCAGCAAGATGCTCAAAGTGCAGCAAATGGATTTTTTAAGCGCTTGGCTAAAGCTGGCTATGGACCAGAGGTAGAGCAAGCTCAGCAAACACTTCAATTTGAGAACCGCCGTTTGGCTAAAAACCCATCAATTGAATTAAATACACCTCTTCCAAAGTTGGACCCACAGGGCTTAGATAAAGAATCACTTAACATACTTAATGAAGCACGTGGTATTCTCATCAAGAAGTTGGGCTTTGACTCACTTCAAGTCAACAAACTTGATCCAATTGAAGCAATATCTTTGATTTACCGTGAATCTCATGGTTTAGCATCTGAGGCTTTTTTGCCAGCAAAAGCACCAAAGGCTGTAACCGATGCTGTTGCTCGCTTAGCAGAAAAGGGTTACCGCCCTGTTCTTGGTACTGATATTGGGCATGCTTATGAAGCGCCAATTTTGCATCCAGTTATTGCAGATCAGCGTACATCCTTGCTTCGCCGTGCAGCCCTTGCTCTCAAATTAGACCCAAGCAAGGTAAGCGACATTTCAGTAGCACAATCTAGTGATACTGCAGTTAAGCAAGAAGTTGATCGTTTATTTGCATCTGGTAAAGTTCAACCATTTGTAGGCGATAACTCAAGCACAATTGTAAATATTCTTCGTGACTATGCACGTTCTGGCGCAAGCGCAAATAGGCTTGGCGATAAAACAGCCAATGCTATTCGTGGTTGGAACCAAAGCAAGCGTGAGCAAATGATTACTCAGTTAATGGGTGATACAAGCAACCTTACAGTCAGGGAAGAAAAAGAATTGCGCGATGCTGCAATGGCAAAGGCTAATGAAGTATTTGGTTCACAACGCCGTATGTCAGATCTTAGCTACAATCAAATGGTTAAGGCTCTTACTCAGCCAATTGCAAAGGGCGCAAAAGATTATCTTGGTGATGTAACACCACGTTATACACCAGAAGATGCTCGCAGAATTGCTAAAGCAGTAATGCTTGGACAAGCCAAAGCCCCTGGCTACACAATGGGTCTTGGTAAAGGTGAAGACTTTATTCGTGCATCTGGCGCAATTGCTACCAATGCAACAGCTTCTTTCTTTGGTAAAGTGCCACTTCTTGACAATTATAAAATTGGAGAAGGTGCAATTGCTCGCGCAATAACCTCATTGCCTAGCAACTTAACTGCACTTCGTAACCAATGGCGCTTTGATCTTAACCCTATCTTTGCAGTTCGTCGTCTTGCTAAAACAAACGTTAAGGCTGCTACTGAGGGTGTTCCGTTAACTCGTAACCCTTATGAGGCTATGACTCGCCTTGGCATTAAAGATGATGCTTACGCCATTCTTGGCCGTACCATGCCAAAGGTATATGAGAAGGCTCAAGATCTAGACAGCCTTGATCGTTTCTTATCACAGAATGATCCATTTGGTATTTACAACCCAGCGCACAATATGGCTTGGCAGGCATATCACCTCAAGCAACTTGGAATGACCGACGCTGAGATTACTCAGAAGTTGGAAAAGATCAATACTTACGGTGATCGTACTCCACTTGAGCGTACAGTTAACACAATATTTTACCCATTCTCATTTAACAAGGCATTGTACAAAAACATTGGTGGCTACCTAATAGATCATCCTGGTGAAAACGCTTTGCTTAATGCAGGCTTTCAACTATACAACCACCTTGATCCAAACAATAAAAACCCAAACAATGGGCTGCAAAACTGGTTTAATAACCACTTGCCAATTATCCAAGATTTTCAAAAGTTAAACGCTTTTGAACATGGAACTGGGCTAGGTCAATTTGGTGGTATTAACGCACCATATCTATCTAACACACCATACATTAAAGAGTTTATGAACTTGTTTAGCCCACAGGCTATTACACCTGGTAGTGCGCCAAGTGCATTAAAAACTTTTACAAACATGGTGCCAGTACTTAATGAGTTAAATGGTCTTCTTTTTAACTACAATCTTAACACTGGTCAAAGCGGCGTTGGTGGAATTGCTGGTGGAAGACTTGCCGAAACTGGTAAGTTTACCTACTGGTCATTGCAAAATCTTGCCGAGCACTCTGTAGATTTGTATAAACATTTTATGAATGAAAAAACAAATCGTCTTAATTACACGTCAAACCTTACAGATCAAGCACAAATCCAAAAAGGAATTGAAACGGTAAACGCCCTCAAGGTTCAACTTGCCCCGCTTCTTGGAAGTGGTATGTCATGGCCAACAACAGCAGATGTTCCAAAGGCTGTTCGTGGTTTAAAGTACAACGCAACTAGCCTTGAAGAATACGCACATGCACTATACCCAGGTTATCAAGTTGGAGCAGCAGTCGGACCAGCAGTTATGAAAGCAGCTGGAGCAACTGAATATGTACAGAACCTACAGGGAACATTTCGTTTTGATGCGTACAACACGTTTCAAACATATGCAGCATCAGCTATAACAAAACTGTCAAAAACAAAAGATCCTGCGGCTATTCAAGATATTGCAATGCCACTTCGCGATTTGGCCGTCAATATCTCAGAACAAGATCCACAATTTCTTAAATTCTACAACAAATATTACTCAGCATCACTTGGTCCAATTGAAGGGTTTACAAAGTAATGGCAATTAAAAAAAATACCCCTGCAATTAACCTACCAGCTGGCACTATGGAAGCGCTTGCATCAGGTGGGGCTGGTAGCAGCGGAAGCATTTTGTCAGCCAAAGCACAGGCAAATACCCCAATTAAAAATGATTATGGGTTTATTGTCAATGGAAAAATTCCAACAGTTCTTTCATTGGGTCAGCTAAAATCTCTTCTTGGTGATTCTGTCAATAATGCCCCTGCCATTCAAAGAATGTCTTTAGATGTTTCAAAAGCGCCTGGGGCACTAGCGGGTCTTGATACAATTTCAACCGATGGAAAATTAAGTCCAGTTGAGCAAAACTTTCTTGGAAACTATGCTTTAACTGTTGTTAATCAACATAAGGGTGCAGATCCAGCATCTATTGCAGATGCTATTACCAATAGAATTAATCCTCAATCAATTAACCCATATGCCGTAAGTTCTTCAATTAATCTTAAAAGCATTGATCGACCAGATATTAGTGCTGTAAAATCAACCATCAATGATTTGTATTTACAATTGTTGGGTAAAAATGCTTCAGATGCTGAAGCTGCAAAATGGGCACAAGTGTATGATAATTATGCTGCCCAAAATCCAACATCTCAAACCGTTGGCTCAAATTCATATTCAGTAGTTCCAGTTCAAGGTTTGGGCGCTAGTGGCGTAACAAATCGTTTGCTTCGTTCTGGTCAAAATGAAACTACAACGGCAAATCAACTTAGCCTACCAGCTTTTGCAAAAAATCAAATTATTGATTCTGGTGAATATAAAGCATTTCAAGCATCTGGTGCTGCCTTTAATCTAATGAACCAAATAGCTGCTAAAGATGCTGGAGTTGCATAATGGCTGGAACTACTAAAAAAGTATCTGCTCAAGTTGCGGCAGCAGAGCCTGGTCTTTCAGGACTGCTATCGCCAGGGTCAGATTTTGCACAGATTCTTCATAATCAAAATGGCGCTCAATATGCTTTTTGGAAAAATGCAGATTCTACTTTGCCAACAATTCAAAATGGTACTGGCTATTCATTATTTCAATTTATTACTGATGCAGTTAATAATGGTTGGATTAGCGCAACAGACCCAACAAATTTTGAATTAAATTTAAAGAAAACAGATTTTTGGAAAGCCTATGGCGCTTCAGCCATTCAGGCAGCTTCAGATAAAGCACAATCACTTGATGCTAATGGAAACGTACTTCCGAATAGTACATACGGTCAAGAACTTCAGCGTCGTATTGATGGAATTACTACCGAAGCAACAAGCATGGGTTACAAACTTACCCCAGAGGTTGCAACGTCTCTTGCAGAGGGAACTTTAAATGATGCATATGAAGGAACGATTTATAATTCAAGCAATTATCAATCTGGTCTTCAAAGTAAAATTGCTACAACTGCTCAAAGTGCAGGTATTGCACTTAGCGGTGGAGCAAATGCAAGCACTGGAATTGGTCTTGTAAATCAACTTCGTGCCTACGCCGCAAGTCAAGGTGTTGCAATGCCTGAAAATTTTTATACAGATGCTGGTGCTAAATTATCAGATCCAAAATCTGGTATGACTTATGACACTTATGCAAACAATATTAAAGGATATGCAGCATCTAAGTTTTCTGGTTTTGCTAGCAGAATTAATCAAGGTGAAACTGTTGCCAACATTGCTGCTCCCTATCAACAAGAAATGCAAAATATTCTTGGTATTCCAGCAGATAGTATTGATCTAAGTGGAAATAATGGAGATAGTGCTTTAATTAATAAAGCTCTTCAAGGAACTATTGATCCAACAACTGGTTTAGGTTCACCTATGCCTATTTGGCAATTTCAACAGACGCTTCGTCAAGATCCACGTTGGAGAAGCACACCTGACGCTCAAAACTCAATGGCAAGCATTGTTGAAACTCTAGGCAAAACGTTTGGAAAAATCTAATGGCAATGACAGATCGTCAAGTAGAACAACAATTACAACAAGCGGCTGTTCCAGATACTCCAGTAACAGCAGGAACTTTTGGAACCGCAACTCCCGCTGGTGCGATTGTTCTTCCAGATGGATCTAAAGCTCCAGGCAGTGCTTCAATGGCTGGACCAACTACTACAGGGGCTGGTTTATTGGGTCCTGCAACAAATTTTGTTGCAACACCATCACCAACTGTTAAAAACACAGTAGATTCTACTGGCAAAATAATAGGTGTTACTACAACTACTTATAATTGGGATGGCACACCCAACGCTCCACAATACACACAAATTGCTTCTACGGGTCCAACAGGTTCAACTGGCTCCACTGGGCCAATGACTACAGATTATATTTCTGCTGCTCAACAGCAGTTAATGAACTGGGGTATTCTTAACGCCAATGATCCTAACTCAACAGATCTAATGAATCAGATTACAACCCTTGCTCAACAAGGCGCACAACCAGATACAATTGCTTTAACAATTCAAAATTCTGCTGCTTATGCTGCTCGTTTTTCAGGTAACGCTGCTCGTACTGCTGCTGGTTTTTCTGCATATAGTCCAGCAGATTACATGACTGCTGAAAACAATTACCGTAGCATATTGTCAGAATCTGGTGTTCCAGATCAATATCAAACTCAATCTTTTCTTGCGAGCCTTATTGGCAAAAACGTGGGAACGGCAACACTTCAAAACTACGTCAACATGGCAAGCCAGTTGGCGACAACCCAAGATCCTTACCTGCTTCAAACTGCATATCAACAATACGGTTTGACCCAAGGTGATCTTATTGCACACTTCCTTGATCCAAATACGGCAGTACCTGTTCTTCAACAACAGTTTGCTGGTACTCAAGTTGCGGCAGAAGCAGCTCGTCAAAACCTTGCTCTTAATCAACAAAATGCTTTGAGCCTTGCAGCACAGGGTGTTACGCAACAACAAGCCCAAACAGGCTTTACAAACATTGGTAGCCAATTGGCTCAACAACAACAGATTGCCGCATCATTGGGTGGCAATGCTGCCAACATTGGCTCTGAATTAACTGCTGCTCAATTTAACGCAAACGTTAATGGCATTTCTGCGGCACAAGCACAGCAAGAATTAACACGTCAACGTGCAGGACTTACAAATCTTTATAGCGGATCATCTGGTGCAGGCAAAGGTAGCCTTTACACAGAGCAATCTGGCGTAAGTTAATTAGGTTCCATCACTACCCATTGGCATAGTGATGTGTATTTAAAGACCAAGAGTGGGAGCTAGTACCCCTTCCCCTGGGGAGTGCTATGGCCTGCGATCAACCAACATAGAAAAGGGAGTGCCACATGGCAGACCAATACGAAGATGATGACTTTGATCTTGAAGAAGATCAACCATCACAAACACAAGACCAGAATGGTCCAGCAAATCTACGCAAGGCTCTCAAGAGAGCAGAGCGTGAAAAGAAGGAACTGGCTGATCAGCTAGCTTCTATTCAGGCAGACCTTCGAGGACGTTCAGTCAAGGAAGTATTGGAACAGAAAGGCGTATCTTCTAAGATCGCCAAGTTCATTCCTGGCGACGTAAGTACGCCTGAGCAGATTGATGTATGGCTAAATGAGAACGCTGATGTGTTCGGATTTGCCACACCTGAAGATGCTCCGTCCAATGAACCAACACCTAATGCTCGTGAAACACAGCGAATCAATGCCTCTCTTCAAAACGCAAATACCCCATCTCGTGATGCAGATACTGCCTCGAAATTGGCTGGCGTTAAGACAAGAGAAGAGCTTGACATGCTTGTTTTTGGTCAGAAGGTTACGGGTCGCGGACGTTAATTAAACCCATTCGCACACTATACCCAAAGAAAGTAGGTGACACATGGCCAATCAATATACCGACTCATTCGGTTCTACCGCTGGTATTCCAGGGTTAGTACAAACCGCTTATGACCGTTATGTAGAGTTTGCGCTCCGTGCCGTTCCTCTTATCCGCGATGTTGCAGATAAGCGTCCAGTACAGCAAGCAATGCCAGGTTCGTCTGTTGTATTCCAGATTTACACAGACATGTCAGCCGTTACTTCTTCACTCTCTGAAGACGTTGATCCAGATGCTGTTGCTCTAGGTAACACCACTCCAATCACCGTTTCATTGCTTGAATATGGTAACGCTTCTCTAGCAACTCGTAAGCTCGAGTTGTTCTCACTATCAGATGTAGATCCAGCTATTGCAGACATTATTGCCTTCAACATGGCTGACTCACTTGATACTGTTGTCCTCAAGACACTTGTCGGTGGACCAAACGCTATTGCTGAACTAACAGGTGGATCAACTTCTCCTGTTTCAACATATGCTGGAACATACACCAATGGAACAACACAAGCATCTATCGATGGAACATCAGTAATTCGCTCACGCGATATTCGTACTGCTGTTGCAAAGCTACGTGCTAACAAGGCTGTTCCACGTCAAGGCGAATACTACTGGTGTGGTATTCACCCAGAAGTTTCATACGACCTTCGCTCCGAAACTGGAGCAGGCGGATGGCGCGATGACCACAAGTACGCTGAAAATGGCGCATCTGAGTTTTGGCCAGGAACCATCGGAACTTACGAAGGAGCTATGTTCGTAGAGTCTCCACGTTTGTTCAACACAACAGATGGTACAGGTTCTTCAGGTGCTACAGGTACATTCGGTACTTCTGGTTACACATATGCTTCTGGTGGAACACGCGTATTCCGCACACTAGTTGCTGGTAAGCAAGCACTTGCTGAAGCGGTTGCTGAAGAGCCACATGTGGTCTTCGGTCCAATCGTTGATAAGTTGATGCGTTTCCGTCCAATCGGATGGTACGGCGTTCTAGGCTGGGCACGTTACCGTGATGCAGCTTTGGTTCGTATCGAGTCATCAGCTTCTATCCACAACTCATAATTGAGTTAGTTGTTGCCTGCTCTCGCACGTGGGGGCAGGCGGCAACACCCAATGAAAGGTAACGCATGTCAAAAGTATTTAACCCGCCAACGGTTAACGAAGGTCCCGCTGGTTTTGGTATTTTGTTCTGGCGTTACAAAATTGCTCGTGCTAACTCAATCTTAGTATTTGGAACTGCTGTAGTTAGCCAGCGTACCCCTGCGGTACAAGATACACAATCAGCAGATTATTGCTATCTAGGTGGACACTCATATGTCCTTTCAGATGCTGAAGTAACTATTCTTACAAACGCTGGCTACGGCGCTTACATTACAACGGTTTAGGAGCAACGTGAACGCAGGCAGATATAACATCACGATTATCAATGGCACAACCTTTACCCTTGCTCCCATTTGGCAGGTAGATAACCTTCCAGTTAACCTCACTGGCTACACAGCAGACATGCAGGTTCGTGACGTGTCCAACAATCTTGTTGTTGAACTTTCCACAGCCAATGGCAAAGCAGTTATTAGCCCAGCATTAGGTCAAACAACATTTACTCTTACGCCTACTCAAACATCTGCAGCTAATCTGCCAGTAGGTAATTACACATACGCTTTCAACCTTACCGATGGTTCATCTAATACCTATCAGATCCTCAACGGTGCATTTAATGTACAAGCGAGTGTGATCCAGTAATGAGCGTAACAGTCAATAGCGTCTCAACTGTACTTATCCCAGAAACAACCAACGTCTTTAACGTTGGCACAAATCAATTTACTACTCTTGAATTAGGCGTACTTGGCCCACAAGGACCACAAGGTATTCAAGGGGCACAAGGAAATACTGGTCCATCAATCACTGGAGCGACAGGAGCTAAAGGTGCAACAGGCAATACTGGCTCTACTGGTTCTACTGGTCCCTCTGGTGCCACTGGTCCTACTGGTCCGACTGGCATTACAGGATCAACGGGTAGTCAGGGCAACACAGGCTACACGGGGTACACAGGATCCACAGGAGCAACAGGCGCGGCAGGATCTACGGGCAGCACGGGAGCTACTGGCTCTCAAGGGGCTACTGGAAATACGGGACCAACAGGTTCTGTAGGCAATACAGGTAATACTGGTCCAACAGGCGCACAAGGCAACACTGGTAATACGGGTGTTACAGGCCCTACAGGGCCTACAGGAGCCGTTGGAAACACAGGTCCTACTGGATTTACAGGCTCTACTGGAAGCACAGGCTCGACAGGAGCAACAGGAGCAGGTTACTCAGGAGTAGCATCACTCACTAGCGTTGCAATTGCTACAGGCTCACAAACTTTTGCTCTTATTGCTGGTCAAGGTGCTTATCTTGCTGGCGCACGAGTGCGGGCTTTTTATACCGTAACTCCGTCTAACTTTATGGAAGGTTTAATTACTTCCATCTCATCTTCATCTGTAACCATCAATGTTGACACAATTGGCGGTTCAGGAACATACGCTATTTGGAATTTTAGCATCACGGGTAACCCTGGCGTTGCTGGTCCTACAGGCTCGACAGGTTCTACGGGTGCCACTGGCGCAACTGGTTCGACTGGTAGCATTGGTGCTACGGGTGCTACTGGTAGCCAAGGAGTGACAGGACCTACTGGGCCAACTGGTTTAACAGGCAATACTGGTAATACTGGTAATACTGGTAATACAGGAAACACGGGTGTAACAGGTTCGGCTTTGCCAGATATGCTTTGGTTAGGCGCTATGTGATATAATGGCAACGGAATGAAAATTGCCGTCTATGCCATTGCGCTCAATGAGATACTTCATGCTGAACGGTGGGCAAAAGCAGCCGAAGGTGCCGATTATAGAATAGTAGCAGATACAGGATCTACAGATGGAACACAAGAAAAGTTACAAGAGCTGGGCGTTACTGTTCATAATATTAGCGTTAAGCCTTGGCGTTTTGATGTGGCGCGGAACACGTCTCTTGCGCTCATACCAGAAGATGTAGATGTTTGCGTTTTTGTAGATCTTGATGAAGTAATACATAAAAATTTTTTCCAGGAAGTTCGTAAGCAATGGCAACCAGATGCAGACGCTGGATGGGTTACATTTGATACGGGCAGTAGATGGCAAAAGGATAAGATCCATAGTCGCAAGAATTGGTTTTGGAAATATCCAATCCATGAAGTTGCTGTCTTTTATGGTGAAGGTCAGCCAAAGTATTGCGAAATTAAAAACGCAGTCATAAGCCATAAGCCAGATGATAATAAATCTCGCGGTCAGTATCTTGGCCTGCTTGAAATGTGTGTTAAAGAGTTTCCCCAAGATCCACGTATGTGGACTTATATGGTACGCGAGTACTATTTCTACCGACGCTGGGATGATGTTCTCAAATCAGCGGAGCATCGTATGACGCTCAATGGGTGGAATGTTGAAGAAGCTGCTACTTGCAGATGGGCTGCTGAAGCAGCACACCATCTAGGTAAAGCAGAAGAAGCAACAGTATGGGCTGAGCGTGGTGCTCAGATTATGCCCAATGAAGGCGAACCTTGGTTCTCCGTAGCGCTAGATGCTTACCGCAATAAACGTTGGCAACAATGTTTAGATGCTTCTATCAAGGCAATTGAGTGCCATAGAAGCGTTCACTATTGCTACGACTCATCGGTGTGGGACTGGAAAGCATACGACCTAGCCAGTATTGCATCATGGGAACTAGGTTTTATTGATGAAGCAATTACTTTCTCACTTGCTGCATCTAAGGCCAATGGCCCAGAAAATGAACGCATAGTGCGTAACCTTAAATTTTTTAGACAAGCCAAGGAGAAACATGGCAAACGGAGATAACTGCCGTACAGGTTGCTTAGAGAAGAACCACGAAACTTATGCTGAGTGCTTGCAATCAAGCAATGTGCATGTCAATACTGGCGATGCTAATAGCAGTAAGACCATGACTAAGAAGCGCTGGGATGCGGAACTTAACGCATACGCAGGTGCTCGTAAACAAGGTGTTCAGCCAGCTGGTACAACCATGAGGGCTGTTGCAGAGTCACTTGAAGCAAGCGATAAATTGGGCACTGCATTTGATGCAGGCACAATGCCAGCAGCAAAACAGATTACCAAGCACAAGGCTAAGGTAATGAAAGAAGCAGGGATAATCTAATGGCAACAAAGAAAAAGATTACAAAAATTGCAGCTTATGCTGCTGCTGAAAAGGCAGAGCCAAAGGCTGAAAAAGCACGTGAACTTAAAAAGGGCATGGCTATCTTAAAGAAGAAGGCTAAGTAATGGCAGCCACAAAAAAGGGCATGGGCTTTAAAGCGGCTCAAAAGTCAATTGCTAAAAAGTCTAATGTTTCAATGAAGAGCGCAGGAGCAATTCTAGCGTCTGCTTCACGTGAAGCATCACCAGCAGCAAAGAAAAAAAATCCAAACCTAAAGAAAGTTAAGGGCTAATTATGTGCGCAGAATGTGGTTGCAACGCAACAATGATCGGCAAGCCATCTGACAAGCTAGACGGAAAGCCAACAAAGTCACCTTACGGTGAATATGAAGGCGTTGGCGGAACTAAGTAAATTGGCTAGCAAGGCAAACAAGGGTCAAGCCAAACAAGCAAAGATAGATTCAATTGTAATTGGTGGTCAAAAGCACACAGTTGTTAAGGCCACCAATGGCGATATTATTGTTAATCATCCTGGCTCTAAAAAAACAACATTTAAAAAAATTGATTTAACTAAAAAAGCAGATGTAAAGACTGTTGCTGCGGGAGTGGCGGCAGTAAAAAAATGGCATAAAACACATCCAACGAAAGGTAAATAATGACATACAGTTACGTTTACCATCTTAATCGTTTGGCTGGAACAATAGTAAATAGCGTTCCTCAGCTAGATGAAGCAGGTGCTGCAAATAAGTGGGCTGGAACAAAAAACCTTAAAACCGTTGGCGCATTAAATGCTTTATATGCAAGCCGCCATAGTGGCTTAAATCAAGGCTTGGATCTGCAAGGTATTCTTAATGCCTTTGCTGGAACTACTGGTCTTGGTCCCAACGAGGCAGCATCAAGGATTGTATCGTGACTTTATTTTCAGAACTAATTGATGAGACTGCGCTGGCGCTTACTGGTTATACCAGCCGTCAAGATCAGGCTACATATCTGACAGCCCCTATGAGTGCTACAGATTTAACCTTTACCGTTGCCGATGGCACAATCCTTACACGTGGTATTGTAGAAATTGACGAAGAGTTGATCTGGGTTGATTCATTTAACCGTACAACTAACACGGCAACTATCCCACCATATGGACGTGGCTTTAGAGATACAACTGCTATCCCGCATACTGCTGGTACTCGCGTAACAATTACGCCATCTTTCCCACGGGCTATGATCCGCAAGGATATTAACGAAGCAATTGATGCTATCTATCCAAGCCTCTTTGGTGTGTACTACACCACATTTCCTTTCATTGCATCACGTACAACATACGTACTTCCACAGGAAGCAATTGATGCTTTAGCAGTTTCTTGGCAGACCATTGGTCCATCTCTTGAATGGCTACCAGTTCGCCACTATCGTATTGACCGTACTGCTAACCCAGTCGTTTGGAACAGCGGCAAGACAATTTCTATCTCAGATGGAATTATTCCTGGTCGCACCGTACAAGTTGTGTACACAAAAAAACCTACACAACTACAAAACGATAACGATGACTTTACAACCAGTGGCTTGCCAGACTCAGCCCGTGAAGTAATCATCCTTGGAGCAGCCTATCGTTCAGCTGCATATGTAGATATGGGCCGCGTGCCAGCACAATCTGCTGAAGCGTCTGCTCAAGATCAAAGCAACCCAGTTGGTTCAGCAACCAACATGAGCCGTTATTTTTACCAGATGTACCAACAACGCCTACAGGTGGAGATGGCACGTCAAGCAGAACAATATCCACCACGTACCCACTACTCCCGATAGGTAGATAGATGACAAGATACTACTCAGCCACCGCGCAGGATACTACTGTTTCCAGCGCTATCACCAGCTCGTCTACTACTGTTGTTGTAGGGGCTACGACAAACTTCCCAACACAATATCCGTTTATTCTTGCCCTTGACTTTGGTGCAGCATCCGAAGAGCTGGTTCAAGTTACTGGAGCATCTGGTCTAACTCTTAGTATCTTACGCGGTTACAACGGCAGCACTTCTCAATCTCATTCAGTCGGAGCTGTAGTTCGTCACGTAGCAACTGCTCAAGATTTTACCGATGCTCAGAACCACTATGCTGCTACTACATCAGTACACGGCATTTCAGATACTTCAACTTTGCTTACAGCAAGCAGCACAAATACTCTTACCAATAAGACAATCTCAGGTGCAAGTAACACTGTTACCAACTTGCCAATCTCAACAGCCATCTCTGGCCTTGGAACAGGCATAGCCACATTCCTTGGCACACCAACTTCTGCTAACCTAGCAGCGGCTGTAACCGATGAAGTAGGTTCAGGACCGCTGGTTTTTGCAAACCTTGTTATTAATGCCCAGACTGGTACTACTTATACAATCGCATCAACAGATGCTAGCAAGCTAGTTACCCTATCTAACTCATCTGCCATAACCCTTACTATCCCATCAGCCGTATTTACTGCTGGTCAACAGATCAACATCCAGCAAATTGGCGCAGGGCAGGTAACCGTACAGGGAGATGGAACGTCTACCTTTACAGGGACTGGAACTAAGTTACGGGCACAATACAGTGCAGCCACCATTGTTTGCACAGGAACCAATACCTTCACCTTGATTGGAGATATAGCGTAATGGCTACAGCATATGTCGTACTAGGAAACGTAACGCCTTCAGCGGCGGGTACCTCTACCCTCGTTACTGGCTCAACTAACGGCTCTATCGTAGGCTCTTTCAGCGCCTGCAATAAAGGCGGAACTAACGACTCAATCCGTATCAGCATCACAAAGTCTGGCGGAAGTGCTTACTACCTTTACTACAACTTCACCTTGGCTGCTAACTCCACCCTACAGGAAACACCTGGTTGGACTTTGGCTAGTGGAGATGTAGTTTCTGTCTATTCCACTACTGGAAATACTGACTACATTGCGACAGGAGTAACTCTCTAATGGCTGTTTCACTGCTTACTAATACCAGCGTTACCCCAACGCTGGCTATCAATGCCCAGACTGCTTCATATACCGCAGTCCTTGCAGACGGTAACAATACCCTTGTTACCCTTGCTAACGCTTCGGCAAACACTTTTACAATTCCACCAAATAGTTCGGTGGCATATCCTGTCGGCACGATTCTTAATTTTGCTCAAACTGGAGCAGGACAAACAACATTTACGCAAGGAAGTGGTGTAACTATTACATCTAACGGCGCAACTGCTACTGCTCCCAAGACTCGCGGACAATATTCAGCGGCTACTGCTATTCAGACCAGTGCAAATAACTGGTTAGTGATAGGAGATATTGCCTAATGTCACCAATACTCGGCATATACGCTTCACAAATCTCAGGCCATCTAGGACTTGTTACTGATTACCTTGTAGTTGCAGGCGGTGGTGGTGGTGGCGCATTAGACGCTGGTGGTGGTGGAGCAGGCGGTATGCGTTCTACAGTAACTGCAACTGGTGGTGGTGGATCATTAGAATCTGCATTAACTGTGGCTTTTAATACTTCTTTTACAGTAACAGTTGGCGCTGGCGGTGCAGGTGCGCCTGCTGCAAGTGGTGCATCGGCAAAAGGTTCTAATTCTGTTTTTGGTTCAATCACTTCAATTGGTGGCGGAGATGGTGGTGGTCGTGCCGACGCTTCAACTTCAGGCGGTACTGGTGGTTCAGGTGGTGGCGGTGGATACGATAGTTCAGTCAGTAGTGGCGGAGCTGGCACAGCCAATCAGGGTTATGCAGGTGGCAATGGCTTTCTGCTACCTAGCACTTATGCTGCTGGTGGCGGTGGTGGTGGTGCTGGTGCTGTAGGAGCCAATGCTGTTGTTGGTGCTGCTGGTAATGGCGGAACAGGTGTAGCAACTTCAATTTCAGGTTCATCTGTTACATACGCTGGCGGTGGTGGTGGCGGTGGAGATACTCGTGGTTCAACTGCTGGTACTGGTGGTTCAGGCGGTGGTGGAGCTGGTAGCAGAACAACAACAGGCACAGCTGGTACAGCCAATACAGGCGGCGGAGGCGGCGGTGGTGGTTACAACGGTTCAGTCCAAGCTGGCGGCGCAGGCGGTTCAGGCATAGTTATTACTCGCTACGCTGGCGCACAACAAGCCTACGGTGGAACTGTTACAACATCAGGTGGAAATACTATTCACACATTTACATCTACAGGTGTTTTTTATACTGGCTCTGCTTACGCAACTGGTGGAACAATCTCATTTGATGGAACTTATTTTTATCACGCATTTACAGGCACATCCGTATTTACTCCAACACGCGCACTTACAGCAGATATATTAGTAGTTGCTGGTGGTGGCGGTGGTGGTACTTCTTATGGTGGTGGTGGTGGAAGTGGTGGCGTATTAGCATTTGCATCACAAAGTCTTTCTGCAAATACGGCACAAACTGTAACTGTTGGCGGTAGTGGCGCACAAGGTTCAAATGGTACAAATTCTCAATTTGCTTCTTTGACTGCCGCTATTGCTGGCGGTGCTGGTGGTGCTTATCCTTCAAATGGTTCTTCTGGTGGCTCTGGTGGTGGTGGTTCTGCTGCATTAAGTTCAACTGGTGGCTCTGGTTCACAAGGTTATGGCGGCGGTGGTGGCGGTACTGATAACGGTAGTTGGCGTAGTGCTGGCGGTGGCGGTGGTGCTGGCGGTGCAGGTAGTAACTATACTGGAACAAACGGTGGTGCTGGCGGTGCTGGTGTTAATACAGTAACCAATTGGGGTGCGCTTGCAACCGTATTATCTACAACAGGGTTAGGCGTTAGTGGATATATTGCAGGTGGTGGTGGTGGTGACACACTAAATAATACCAATACAAAATTTCAATCTTCTGGTGGTTCAGGTGGTGGTGGTTCTGGTGGTTCAGATGGTAGTAATGGCACAGCAAATGGTGCTGCTGGAACTGTAAACACAGGCTCAGGCGGCGGTGGTGGCTATTCTGCTACTAATACTGGCGGCGCAGGCGGCAGTGGTATAATCATAGTCCGTTATCTAAAGTAGAAGGCGACTATGACTAAATCAAATGTAACCCCAATCAAAGATACACCTATCAGTAAAGTCTTTACCTTTCAGGTAAATATGGTTGTTCAAATTCTTGCCGAAGATGAAGATATGGCAAAGGCTAAACTAGACAGAGATGGTGGCTATATCACTAAGCGTGATTTAGAACTTCTCAATGTGGCAGTACTTCATAACGAAACAAAGGAAAAATAAATGGCTCATTTTGCCGAAATAGATTCTAACAGTATCGTCACCCGCGTACTAGTTGTTGATGATGCTAACGCAGCAGATGGACAAAACTTCCTTGCCAATACTCTTGGCCTTGGTGGTACTTGGGTACAAACTTCATACAACACATCAGGTGGCGTACACGCTAACGGCGGTACCCCACTTAATAAGAATTATGCTGGCATTGGTTACTCTTGGGATGGCACAGGATTTGCTGCCCCACAACCATATCCATCTTGGACATTGGATAAGGAAACTTATCTATGGACTGCTCCTGTGGCTATGCCTGCCGATGGTAAGCCTTATTCTTGGAACGAAGATAGCAAGTCTTGGGATGAGATAGTTCTTCCAACTGCGTAAATAAAAGCATTACCCAGCCCCGCCAAGTGCGGGGCTTTTTTATTGGAAACAAGCCTGATGCAATAAATTGCATCTAGCGTTCAACAAGTTGAACTATAAGGAGTATAGGTGGCACTAACCAACATTGATGGTTTTGGACATATTGCTGAACGTCCTGTTGATCCAATTGGTCAACCCAGCGTAGCTGGTAATACCTTCACCAATACTTCTAATACCTATGACTGTGCTATCGCAGGTCTACCATTCTTCTTTGCTGTCAACGATAAGTATCCATCAAAGCGAGAAACTGCACAATATCGTAAGCAACAGATCGATCAGCAAAAAGAGCCTGGCGAACAGACATTAACAGGATGGTGGCTACGCTCACAGTCTAGCTTCCACTACGGTTCTGGTATTCGTTACGAAGAGCCAGTTGAGGGCGAGACTGTTAACCTTCGCTTCAACAAGTCTGCTGGCATTGATCCATTCAACATTGGTCGCGTAGATCTTCTACCAGATGTAGATCAACTGTACTCAACCAGCGGCACAAACATTATGTTTGAAGGCGGCAATGATGGCACAAATGACTTTGCCCTTGTAGCCGATGGGTCTGCTGTTAAAAAGGTTATTCAAGGATCGGCTCCAACTACCGTTACATGGGGTGGCTCTGGTGCAATCCTAGATATTACTCATGATGGAACGTATTACTATGTGGCTAATGCCACTGGTATTTACAAAGGTCCTTTGGATCTATCTGTCAGCGGCACTTCTGTATTTACTCATCCAACTTCATACACTGGCACTGTTACTAAAGTCAAAATGAACTGGGTTAAACAACGCCTTATTGCTGCCGTTAATAACTACCTTTTTGAAATTACTCCTATTGTCAGTTTTACTGTTACTCAAACCATCCTTGGTCAATACTCACACGGGTCATTAAACTACACAGGCAACGTGGCGGTCATTAACACTCAAGGCAACCACAACTTTAGCATTGGCTCATTGGTAACTGTCTCATCTGTTGGCTCTCCTTACAACGGCACATGGCAGGTCATTGACGTACCAGCCCCATATCAAGTGGCTCTTAATATTCAAAACGCTGACGTGGCTCCTAATACTTCAGCCAGCGGATCTATTGTTCTAGCGTCTAACAACACAACGCCTATCTACAACCATCCAAACCCAGCATGGATATGGACTGGTATTTGTGAAGGCCCAAATGCTATTTATGTTTCAGGTTACGTTGGAGATGTATCTAGTGTGTATCGCCTTTCCCTCGATACAACAGGTGCAGTTCCACTTCTTAACAAAGCACTAACTGCTGCTGATATGCCACGTGGTGAGATTATTCTCAGCCTTGGTTCATATGTAGGCAAATACATGGTCTTTGGAACTAACCGCGGTGTGCGCGTAGGACAGATCGACACGTCAGGCTTTGTCTCTTCTGGCTATATTACCTACGGTCCAATGACAGTTATTACTGCTGGTTACGATCCAGCCACAGGCACTTACCGTACTCCAGCAGGACAAGATGGCTGGGTCAATTATGTAACATTTAATGACCGTTATGCTTATTGCACCGTCACAAACTACATTGACAATGGTGATGGCACATACTCATCTGGTCTAGTTAAACTAGATCTAGGTAAGGAAGTTGCTACCAATCAAGTAGCTTGGGCTACCAACCTTCGTGCCCCAGCAGGTATTACTGCTCAGACACAGGATGCTGCGGTTTATGGCAAGTCTAATCGCCTTATGTTCTCTGTTCAAGGTTATGGCATTTACATTGCAACAGATCCAACCAACTCTAATTCAAGTGGCAAACTTTGTGCATCTGGTTACATTCAAACAGGTCAGATCCGTTACCTTACTCTTGAAGACAAGCACTTTAAGTACGTCAAGGCTCGCCTTACAAACCCAATCAATGGAAGCGTTGTAGTTCAAGCCGTTGATCCAACAGGTAGCGTCAACAGCCTTGTAACTATTACCAAAGACTTTGACATTAATCAAGATATTTCTACTGGTATTGCTACCCCTCTTGAGTCTATTGGCTTTAGATTTACTATCTACCCAACCAGCGATCAACTATCAGCAACCACTTTCAATGGCTATCAACTCAAATCATTGCCAGCTGTTGCTCGTGAGCGTGAGATTGGCATACCAGTCCTCATGTTTGACTTTGATATGGACCGTTACAACATGGTCATTGGCTATGAAGGTCGCGCTAAAGATACTCTTTTTGCCCTTGAGACTGTCGAATCAAACGGCGACGTTGTAGTACTTCAAGATTTTACTACTGGTGAGCAGGTTCAAGGAGTAATCGAATCTCTCTCATTTGTTCGTATGTCCCCACCAGATAAGCGCTTCTCAGGTTTTGGCGGCGTTTGCATGGTTCAATTCCGTACCGTTAACGCATAAAGGATAATCATGTCAGTCGATACAGCCACCATTGTCTACTCATATTTCTTTGTAATCGCAGCGTTGCTTGCTGGTATTAGCCTTATTGCTAAGCACACCATTGCCAAGCACACTGACGATTTAAAAGATAAATTATCTAAAATTGAGTATGCACTATACAACGATGGTAAGACTGGTCTTATTAACAAGGTTGAGGAACTGCTAGAAAATCAACAATTAATAAAGATTGATGTAGAAGTAATGAAGGCCAAGGTTGAGCAGTAATGCACCGTTGGGCATGGAAGAAAATCAATGCCATTACGCGGGTGTGGTTTGAATCATTCCTTGCAGTTGAAATAGGTATTCATCTTAAAGATTTTGCTGATTGGAAGTTGTTTATATCGGCAACCGTAGCGGCAGTAATCCCTGTAGCCCTTCGTTGGCTTAACCCAAGGGACAGTTTTCCAGAGGAGAAATGATGAGTTATGAACCTAGACTTGGTGATTACGGATGCGTTAAAACCAGTGGTTTTTTTGGTTGGCTTATTCGCCTTGGTACTTTTTCTCGTTGGAACCATGCTGTCATATATGTCGGCAACGGAGAGATTGTTAGTGCGGATCCACGTGGCATAAAGAAAAAGCCAGTGACTGAATATCCACGCATTGCCTGGAACCAGCATGAAGAACTAGATGACAACCAACGTATGCAGATTACCAACGCTGCGCTTGAAGCAGTCGGCAAGCCATACGATTTTTTTACTATTGCAGATCTTGCTTTTCGTATCCTTGGCTTAAAGGTTCTAACCGCTGGCTTGCTTGGCCGCTTGGCAAGGAACCATGGCTACATCTGTTCTGAACTTGTAGCTGAGTGCTATCGCAAGGGTGGGCTAGTAGTAGCCAAAGAAGATTATTTGTGTACCCCAGGAGACTTGGCTGAGAGGCTGATCTGGCAATGAGTAGCGGCTTAGATATAGTCAACATTGCTCAAAAGCAGATTGGCTTTATCGAAGGACCTAACAACGAAAACCCATATGGCACTTGGTATGGCATGCCTAACCAAAGTTACTGCGCCATGTTTGTTAGTTGGGTATTTGATCAAGCAAAGTTATCTGCGCTAGTAGCCGCTGAAACACCCAAGGGATTTAGTTACTGCCCAGTAGGTTTAAGTTGGTTCCAGAAACATGGACAGATAGTTCCTAAAGGAACAGGCCGTCCTGGCGACATTGTCTTCTATGATTTTTCTGGCAAAGGTGTAGCTGAGCATGTAGGTATTCTGGAGAACTGCTCAACGGCAGGACTAACAGTTATTGAAGCAAACACCAGCCCTGACCATGCCACTGGCAGTCAAGCAAACGGCATAGGTGTGTTTCGTAGGCACCGCCCATGGCTCAACATCATTGCCATTGCTAGACCAAACTACCCAACACCTGTTAAGCCTTCTACGCCTACCAAAAACAAGGTGCTAGCAACGGGAGTTGCAGGCGCTACAGCCCTTGGTGGTGGTGGAATGGCCCTAAGTAATAATCTTGGCTCAACTACGCCTAGCGTCAAAGCTCCGACTGTTATCGTAGCCCCGCCATTCCCTGGCACAGCAGCCTTTAAAGTGGGTTATAAGACCGCAGCAGCCCTGATTGTAGAGAGGGCACTAGCCAACGCTGGATTGCTACCTCAAAATCAAATTTTAGGTACATTGACAGCTGAGGATCTAGCCCTTGTGCCTGTCTATCAGAGCAAATATCCTGGGCTTAAAAAGGAAAAGGGCATTGGCCCATTCACCTACTCGTCTATGACGGCAAAGGCTGGCTCATAATGCCATTTAAGTTTGATATGACAAACCCAAAGACCGCTTTCCTCGGCGGTACGGCGGGTCTTCTAGTATGGAAAGCAAGCAACTTCGCAATAGATCCTGTACACTTGGGTATGGTTGCAACGGCAGTCGCTACTGGCTCCGCTTCACCCAAGCCTTATGGTTCACCATTAAGTGATCCAGAGGCTAGTCATATGAATACTCCATATGTTGACAATGTAGAGGAAGAATAAATGAAAATATCATCACGTGAAAAGGCTCTTATTGAGCATTACCTATATGCGACTATCGCTGCTGGCGTTGCTATTTATCAAACTGGCAACCATAATCTCAAGCATGTTGCTTGGGCTGCTCTTGTTGGTGTGCTTGGTCCAATCGTGGCTCGCATCAACCCATACTCACTATTCAATAAGACACTACCGCCAGTAGATCACAAGATTGTGCCTGCTAGCACCAAGTAAAACTTAATAACAAATAGCCCCTCGCTAACGCGGGGGGTTTATTTTTTTTGCCTAAAATTAACAGTGAGGTTTTGACACAAACCTACTAGTATCGGTAGGAAAGTGTCAGAGCTATCCTTAAACCCAAAGAATGATTATCGGGCGCGGGGCGCCCTATCCATTAACTCGCTTCCATGCTTACGCTCGTAGTCTACTCACAGGAAAATTTTTCTGTCAAATTGAGAGCCACTGGCGTGTCTCATTTCAGCCCATAGGCTCAAGGTATATCACGCCGTGCTACACTTCACCCATGACAACAGAAACAGAGACAACGATTAATCACAGGTCATTCTCGTCCTTCGCTTCGTGGGTACGATGTGGCAAAGCATGGCAATTAGAGCGCGGGTTTTCCGTGCAAACAGAACCAGCTTGGTGGTTCGTAGCAGGTTCAGCATTTCACACAGCAGTGGAGCGTTACTTACGTGAACTTCATGCCACGCAAAAAGAACAATGAGCCAACTCCTATTAAGAATCTCGTGGTTCTTCATGGGGAGAAAGCGGATTACACGAGCCTTGGCCCGATCCGTGTATGCCCATGTGGGTCCGATACGTGGCATGTAAAAGTGAAGTTTGCTGAAGACGACACGATTGGTTTTTATTTCTTAGACATGCAATGTGTGCTATGCTCTTCTCTCGCACAAGCACCTATGCCAGATTGGGGACACTAATGATTGAAAAAACATATCCTATTCGTTGCTTTATTGAATCTTTTTTTGTAAAGATTGGTGAATACATTAGCCGCATTGGGTGGCTAGCAACCAATGGTATTCCAGATGAATACTTTGAAGAAAAATTTTTTAATAAGTTTGGTTACCATGAGGATGACTGGATGAAAAGCCATTGGGAAGATGATGAGTGCTAAATGGGTAAGCAACGCGCAAAGATAATTACTAAGACCGCATTTGAAAAGGCTTTTGTTGAAGCTGAAATTCTTATGCGCAAGGCTCTTGGCGATATGATCGCTAAAGAGATACTTAAAGAGACTAATCCTGCAACTATTGTTGGGTTAAAAAAGGCGCAAGAAATAGTCATAGGACAAAAAGTTGAATAATCTAAAACAGATTTGGGAAGAGTCATTCCTGTCTGAGATTGGTGCAGTTGAAAACAGGACTGGCACTAACCCAGTGGACTGGCGCGTTGGTGGACGTGAGTCTAAAGCCAACCCAGATAAAGAGAACAAGGTCTGGTGGGATACTAACGGCCTTGATATGTTTGAGAAGTTTGTTCAATCATTTACCAATAACAATTGGAAAGTTTGGATTGCTCCAGATGGCACACCAGGAATTGAACTTGGCTTTGATCTAATGTTTGGCAAGGTAAGAATTAAAGCCTATGCCGATCTAGTTCTTGAGAATGAAGATGGTTCTATTACCGTGGTGGATCTGAAGACAGGCTCTTACACTCCTGACTCTGCTATGCAGCTTGGTGTTTACGCTTCCTGTATTGAGATGCAGTACGGCATACGTCCAGCCTATGGTGCGTACTACAAGGCACGTAGCGCTGTGCTTGAGCCAAGTCCAGGACTAGACCTGTGGAGCATAGAAGTTCTTACAGAACTTTTTGCTCAGTTTGAACGGGGTATTCAGGCCGAAATTTTTTTACCCAATTTAAATATGATGTGTGGAAGTTGCGGGGTTAAAGAGTATTGCTATGCTTATGGCGGTAGCCTTGCTCACACGGTAGATCCACTAGCACAAATAAATTTACAAGCAAACAACAACAAATAAGGAGAAAGAAAATGGCAGCACCAGATAGCACAAAGCTCCAAGTCAACTTTAAGTTGGCTGATGGAACTTTGATTAACATATACGCAACAACACAGGCTGAACTTGAAGCAAACCTTCAATCAATCAGCGATCTAGCACAACTTATTCTCGCCACTGGCGGGGACTTAGGCAAGGGTGCAAACGTTGCTTATGCAACCAAGGCTCTTGGTGGCACAGTAGTTGACGAGCCAGTATGGGCAGCTAAGTCTGCACCCGCTGCTCCTGCTGGTTCAGTACCAACATGTGTACATGGACCAATGAAGCACGTTCCAGGTGGAGTATCCAAGAAGACAGGAAAGCCTTATGACGCTTTCTATTCTTGTGTAAGTTCTGACCGCGACAATCAGTGCAAAACTAAGTCTGCTTAGTTAAATGTTATCGCTGTCTCAGGCAGCAGTAAAAAGTAGTCACGACCATGCTATCCTGCCAGACCTTTTTCCAACATTGCAAAATGAAGGAATAAGGTTTAGGCGTGGTCAACTAACAATGATCGCTGGCGCTCCTAATGCTGGTAAATCATTGTTAGGACTACATTTTGCTGTTCATATGCAAGTACCAACACTGTATATCAGTGCTGATACTGATGCTTATACGACTGCGATACGCGCTGCTGCCATGATTAGTGGCCATAGAGTAAGTACAGTTGAAGAAGGATTTGCTACACCAGATGGCGCTCAGTTTTATGCTGACCAACTGGCAAGTATCAAGCATCTACAATTTGACTTTGCCCCATCTCCCACTCTTGATGAAATTGATTTATCTATACAGGCTTATGCTGAAGCATATGGCGAATACCCTCACCTTTTAATTGTAGATAATGCTATGAACGTAGTATCTATGCACGAAAACGAATGGTCTGGACTACGCGAGATTGCCAAGGCTATGCACCATATAGCTAGAGAGACTGATGCAGCAGTATTCTTGCTACACCACACCAGTGAAGGTGAAGGTGCGCCAGATATGCCACCTAGTCGTAAGTCCATCCAAGGCAAGATCAGTCAATTGCCAGAGATGATTATCACCGTTGCTCTACTACCGTGGACAGGTGAGTTTAGAATTGCTGCGGTTAAGAATCGTTTTGCAAAGAACAGCGCGAGTGGCAAACAGTATGTATCATTATGGTCAGACGCTTCCCGAATGTCGGTCTGGAACTATAAACAGACAGAACAACACGATTGGCGACATGATCAAGAAGAAGAGGAATTTTAATGAGTACATACGGTAAGCGTAAAGGCGCTCAATTTGAAACAGATGTTCTTCGGTGGTTCAGGGGAAGACTACCGAAGGCAATAACAGAAAGGCTTGCTCGTGCGGGGGCAAATGACGAGGGTGATTTGGTTCTCATTGTCGCGGGCAAGCCCTATGTGTTTGAATTAAAAGCAAGAGCCAAGTTAGATCTACCTCAGTTCTGGCGTGAAGCTGTGCTTGAATCTCAGAATTATGCAAAGGCACGTGGACTTGAAGAAGCTCCACCATCCTACGTTATTGTTAAGCGTCGTATGGCTGGCATTGAAGATGCTTGGGTTATACAAACGCTAGACCAGTGGGCAATGATACATGACGAATAAACCAGATCTTGGCGCAGTGCTTGAAGCATATGGACTAACAGTTCAAGAGCGTTACGGTTGGGTTGCTTGTAAGTGTGTTGTCCATGAGGATAGCCATGCAAGTGCAGCATATAATTTAGATAGACAGCAGTACAATTGTTTAGTGTGTCAACTACTAGGTGATGTTTATGATCTAGTAGCTCGTAAGGAAGACCTAAAGGAGTTTAAAGATGTTAAACGCAGAGCAGAAAGCCTCGCTAACGGAAGCAGCAGACAGGTACGCAGACCGCATAAGTCCGCTGGCTCTGTCTTACCTACAGGCTCGCGGCATAAGCCAACAGGTGGCAAATTCTTACCGTCTTGGAAGCGTCGTGGAGCCTAGCGTTGGTCACGAGCATGCAGTGGGGATGCTTAGTATTCCTTACCTTACTCCTTCTGGCGTAGTTGGAATAAAGTTTCGCCGCTTAGATGACGGCACACCAAAGTACCTATGGCCCACAGGTCAGAAGATTGGATTGTTTAATGTTCAAGATCTACATAAATCCTCAGACACAATCGCGATCTGTGAAGGGGAAATTGACACGATTGTTTTATCTGGTTGCGTTGGTATTCCTGCTGTTGGGGTTGCTGGCGTATCTCAATGGAAAGCCCACTTTCCGAAACTTTTTGAACCGTATACGAGAGTCTTAATCTTTGCTGACAATGATATAAAAGATGATGGTCGCAACCCAGGACAGGAATTAGCCAAGCGGATTAAGGAAGACTTGCCAGCAGCAATTATTGTCGGATTACCAGGCAATCAGGACGTTAATGATCTATACTTAGCGCATGGCAAAGACTGGTTTGATGAGCGACTAGCGGCATGAGTAAGCCACGCTTGCTGCAATGGCAGATTTCTGCCCATCGTGCAGATTGCCAGTTATCAAAGGCACTCGTTTTTGTCCAAGATGTAATACACAGATAGGCGCAAAATGAGTAATTACTGGGTTGATAAAATTCCATCAAAATTGGGCAAAGAATTTGTAAAAACTTATCATTATTCACACGGTATTCACAACGGACCAATGACTTATGGGATGTTTGACGGCTTGGATTTGGTTGGGGTGTGTGCATTTGCAAACCCTTGTAGTGAAGCGGTATGTGCAAGCGTATTTGGTTTTGAGCAGAAAAGATCAGTTACCGAATTGCACCGCCTTGTTTTGTTAGATGAGGTGCCTAAAAATAGTGAATCTTGGTTTATAGTTCGGGCATTAAAAGCACTTAAAAAAGATCGCCCTAACTACAATGCAGTTTTATCTTTTGCTGATGCAACTGAAGGGCATTTGGGAACGATTTACCAAGCAACAAATGCTATTTACACAGGTACTTCAGGCAAAGCAACATTTTATTTAGATCAAAATGGCAGACTCAGGCACCCACGCCAAAATGGTGTGAACATAAAACCTGCTGATGCAAAAGAAATGGGCTGGCAACCAGTCAAACGCGAAGGCAAGCATAGGTATTTATATTTACTGGCTAATGGCAAGAACCATAAAAAGACATTATTAAAGCAATTGCAGTTAGAAAGTAAGCCGTATCCAAAAGGGGATTTGCCATTATGAAAATAGAACTTGAAGGTTTGTGTTATGCAAATCAATATCTCACCGATGGCTACCTGGCTAACGCGGCAATCAATTGAGGGAGCAACTAACATGACAACTATTGCCTGCATTGAAGGACCCGAATGGGTAATGATCGGGGCAGACTCGCAATCATCTAGTGAAGATGGATTTTCAATCAACATTCCTAACGGAAAAATTTTTAGAAATAATAGCGTTGTTTTTGCTATGGCAGGATCAGTGCGTGGCATTAATATCCTTGAACATGATTATGTGCCACCGCAGGTTAGCGGCAAGGACATAGATAAATACGTTACTCGTCAACTTATCCCATCCATTCGCAAGTCCTTCATGGAAGCGGGTTATGAGTTTAGCAAGGCTGAAGCAGCCGTTGAGCATGACAACATTATTATCGTAGTAGTTAAGGGCAAGGTCTATTGCATCAATGAGGACTACTCATGGGAGCGTAGCGTAGACAACATGTATGTGGCTGGCAGTGGTGAGAAGTTTGCTCTTGGCGCTATGACAGCTCTTGCTGGTGGCTTGGTAGATGATCCTGCAAAAGCCCGTAAAATAGTCACAAAAGCCTTACAAATCGCTAGTAAATACGATGCTTATACAGGTGGCAAGATCACTGTATCTTTAATTCAGGAAAGCAAATGACCCGCGGATACGATCCAACATTCATAGGTGGACCTTATGATGGTGGACGTGTATCGCTAGCGTTCTGGGTGCTAGACACAATTGAAGTACCATATGAGTATTTCGACACACATACGTCATTTGTCTGTTATGATATAGATCCTAAGACTAAGAATTATGTGTACAAAGGACAGCGCGATATACCGAAGGGTAGGCCCAATGATCGAGAGAGTACAAGTGACGAGTGAATCAGACAACTTTATTGTTTCCATGTGGGAAGTGTTTGACGGGGCAGGTAACCTACTACTCAAAAAACACGCTGACTACGGACCAAAAAACATCTCACAAGCACCTGGCGGTGCACTTAACGGTCTACGTGTGCGCATGTGGGACAAGCTCGCAAGGATCAATAACCTTATCGAAAATGATGCAACCCCAGAAAATGAATCTCTTAGAGATAGTTTCCTAGATCTATTAAACTATAGCGCTATTGCTTTAATGGTGCTGGACGGGGCGTGGCCTAAAGAGTGAAAAGTACTGTAGTAATATCAGACTTACAAGCACCTTACCATGATGAGAAGGCAGTAGATGCTATTGCTAAGTTCATCAAGTGGTACAAGCCAGACAATGTAGTATCTGTTGGCGATGAAATTGATCTACCGCAAATCTCACGTTGGGAAGAGGGACGTGGCGGAGAGTGGAAATATGATCTTGGTAAGCACCGCGACATTACAGTAGAGATACTCAAGAAATTGCAAGTACGTCATATTTCCCGCAGTAATCACTCAGATCGTTTGTACAATAAGATTAATAATAAGGCTCCAGGATTACTAGGATTGCCTGAACTTGAATTAGAAAACTTTTTAAGACTACCCCAGCTTGGCATAACCTATCATAAAGAACCGTTTGAACTTGCACCTAATTGGCTGTTGGTTCATGGTGATGAAAGTAACGTGCAACCTACTGCTGGTGCTACTGCTCTTGGTCTTGCTAAGCGCAGCGGAATGTCTATTGTGTGTGGTCATACTCACCGCATGGGTCTAACTCATTACACCACTGGCTGGTCTGGTAAGACTCGTACTGTGTGGGGTATGGAAGTTGGTAACTTGATGGACTATAAGCATGCTCGTTACATTAAAGCAGGTTTATTCACATGGAATAAAGGATTTGGTTTGCTTCATGTAGATGGACAGACTGTTATGCCACAACTTGTTCCTATCGTGAATAACTCATTCACTGTGGATGGTCGGGTATGGCGCTGGTAGAAGTAAAACTTACTATTGCTGATGTAACCTATGCAACGATTGAAGCAGTAGAGCGTTACAACTTCAACCGTGATATGGGTAACGATTCGTCTAAGGTAAGTAAGACATGGCCAGAAGCTATTGCTCGTGAGATTAATGGCGTAATTGCTGAGATAGCAGTAGCCAGGTGGAAAGATAAATACCCAATTACTCTCTTTGCTGATCGCAAGAGTGGAGATGTGGGCGAGTTTGAAGTGCGTTCAACTGCCTATTCTTATGGCAAGCTCTTGTTCCAGTCAGATGATAATAAGAACCGCAGATACTTTTTTGTGACAGTAGATGGGCATTACAAGGCTAATATCGTAGGCTGGCTCTGGGGCTGGGAAGGCATACAGGATCAGTTCTGGGATACAAACATGCCAGTGCCGTGCTATGCAGTACCGCAAAGTCTTCTCCACGATCCAGAGGAATTAGATTGACTTGGTTAGATGAAGCGCAAGAAGTTGCACACACGGTTGCAAGGCAAGTCCACCGAAAATACACAACTTACTTTGATGCAAGCGATGTTAGGAATGAACTTATTGTCTGGGTCTTACGGCGCGAGACGAAGGTCAAGGAATGGCTTGAGCATGATAAAGATACTGAAGATTATCGTGTTGGTATTAGGATGTTGGCCAAAACTCTTCAACGCCATGCGGATAAGTATTGTCGCAGAGCTAAAGCGCAAGCGGCAGGCTATGAAGTAAGAGATGAGATATTCTACAACGCTGAAGTATTAGAGCAACTGCTCCCGTTTGTCTGGAAAGACACTGTGCCTACTACCAATCCCACTGGCGAGAAGGTAAGTGGTGGTGGCAATCCCGCTGAAGGCGGTAACTATATCATCTCACTATTTGATGTGCGTAAGGCTAAGAATAAACTAGAACCTGACGATCAACTATTGCTCCATATGAAATATGTAGAAGCTATGACTTATGACCAGATTGCTGAAAGTCTGGTAATATCCAAGTCATCAGCAGAGCGCAAGGTTAAGGCTGCTTTACGCAGGCTTATTAAACAGTTAGGCGGAGAAGATCCTTGGGTAAGGAAGAAAAGGGTAGAAGATTAGTGGCTCATTATGATTATCGTTGCCAAATATGCAACATGGAAAATACTGTTGAACGATCTATGTTCGAAGAAGGTCCAGATCCTATTTGTTGTGGCATGAATATGCGTAGGATCTTTGGCTCACCGCCAGTAAAATTTAATGGCTCTGGGTTTTATACAACTGATAACCCAAAGAGATAAATAAAAAACCCCACCTTTCCACGGGTGGGGCTTTCTTTTTGCGTACCTTTATGCTAACCCTAGCCTTGTTGACTGTTGCCAACAGAATTAATATAGCACAAAGCCCCCGTGGATAGGACACAGGGGCATTGGCGTGTCGTGAGCAACGACACTATTGCGCGGAAGGATCGCGTACAGTTGCAATAATACCATAACTATCGTCTACTTGTGCAACATGCTTAGCATAATCTTTTTGTAGCTGATTAAGCGTGTTGTAAGGACCAACTGCAATGGCTGTTTTAAGGCTTGGGTAGACCGCTACGGCCATGTACTGATCGCGCTTGGCAGTTAGTTCCTCTACCAATTCCCAGACCTTCTTAGCCATATCCTCGCTTGACTCTGCTTCTTCATCAAGTAGGGCAGCCATCTTCTTTATCTCGCTAGGCTTGGCTTTCATCCCAACTCCTTTTCTATAGCTCGAATGGTTGGGCAAGGTAGCAGTTGAGCAGGTTCGTTATATTCTTCAATAAACCCACAACCTCTGCAAAATATCCCTGATGGCTTATGTAATTCCACTACTGCACGAAGGGCTTTAAGATAGGCAGTAAGCACT